AATCTTGATTGAAATATTTTCACTATTATTAACTCTGATTGCAAAGTTATCACTATCAACAAATGACATTACACAACTAGCACCACTACTATGTGTAAATACCAACTTGTCACAATATACAACTGTTTCTGGTGTAATTGGTTCAGATGCTTTAACACTTGATCCAGCAATTACACCTGCAATTCCTCCAAATAGGGTGGAGAAAAACCCTTTACGATTTAGTTTTTCCATATACTAATAACATATCAATATACAACAACTAAACCAATATTTTAATTTGATTGTATATCAGATTCTTTCTTTTCTATAATATCATTGGTGTAACCTTCATATTTTACCTGACCAATAACATTGATGATAAATTTGTTGGTAATAGTTCCTTCCAAATTGCTTGTAACAATATAACTTTCTTGTACACTACCATCCAGAAAAAATACAATCTTTGTAGCACTAGTTTCTAGTATCTTCAAGTCATTTGTAACCGCATCCAACAAATAAAAGTCTTCAAATGAACTATACATATTATAATCCGGATCAAATGTAAGTTCAAACTCTTTTTGTTGAAACGCTGATTGATACTTTAAATTAATCAAATAAGTCTTTAAATTCTCCCTTGCTTCATAGTATCTGGTATTTCCCACCAAACTATCATAGTTAATAACAATTACACTAATAAGTGTTATCAGTATTGTCATAGCTAATAACAATTCAATTAACGTAAATGCTTTTCTTTTCATATGATTATATATCACTCACATACAATTTTCCCATCCTTATTACTGTAAAAAACTTCATCAATTCCAAACTGTTTGATCACACTTGCACATCCCTTACAAGGCTTGCTCATCATCAACTCCTTGGTTTCCTTGCTAACCCTCAACACAACAATTTTATATCCACTCAAATCCTCCCTTTGAGACTTGAAAATCACATCCACTTCAGCATGACGACCAACCATGCCATCATGATAAGGATGCTTGGTGGTAATTGGAACGGTTTTGTTTTTATTCCAACCAATGTTCAGAATTTTATTCTTCTTAACCAAGAATGCAATGTGACTACAACGGTGCTCCACATTGTTAGGACACATGGCCTTGGCAATTTCAACCATCCGGTTCAAAATCTTGACGTTCACTATGAAGACAAGATACCACAACTTTTTTTAAAAAGTCAACTAGTTTTTTTAATCTTTTGGTGTGTATGATAACCAAGAGATCAAAATGTGTTTATCATCAGATATTGGGACGTTTCCTCTGTGATAGTATGGGAATCCAGCTGGATGTACAAGCAAAGTACCTTTCTTTGGTTGTACTTTTAGATTTGCATATAAGAATTCAGTTTCACCACCTTCTTTTACGTTATTTAAGTATACAAGAAACGCAAATATTCTACGGCTCATTCTAAAGTTTCCTGATTCATTATGCCATGCATTATAATGACCTTCACCCTTCAAATATCTTTGAACTTGATATAATTCAAAAAATGTTTCTGAACAAAACATATAATGATGATCCACTTTGTCTTGATGTGGAAATCCACCACAATATTTTACTCCAACGTGTTCTATAAAATTTTGTCTTATTTTTTCTGTTATTTCATATTCATCTCGGTGACCAGACCCAATCAATTGCCAATCTTTTGATCTTTTAATATCATAGTTTACTCCTGCACCACTTATTCCCTCATATATCTGATTCTTCTCCATGCTATCATAATACATTGAAAGAATTTTATCACACAACTCATTACTAAATGCGTTGGGAAATACACCAATTGTGTCTCTAAATAATAAGTCCATATATTATACCTCAAATTGTTTTCCATCAAAAAATGCTTTACATCTTATTCTGAAAGAACCTTATCAAGCAGTTTATTGTTAATAATCATATATACATATTATCCCTCCTTTTTTAAATGTCAAATACTTTTCTAACTTTTTTCTAACTTTTAATACTATTTATTAGTATGGGTAGAAAGAAAAAATATATAACCAAAGAAGAAAAATGTCAATCAAATCGTGATAAGTTTATGCGATATTATTGGAAAAATGTAGATAAAATTAGAAAACAAAATTTAAAAAAATATTATGATAAAAAATCAACCATATAAAAAATTGAATTTAATAGGCAAAAAATTTGGGAAATTAACAGTAATTGATTATGAAGGAATTATAAATAAAAGAAGTACATGGCAATGTTTGTGTGAATGTGGTACTACAAAAAGTGTAATTGGCACAAATTTGAAAAGAGGAAATACAAAATCATGTGGATGTAATTTTTCACAAACAATAAAATATAATTTCAAAAATTTAACAAATCAAAAATTTGGCAAATTAATGGTGTTAAGAAAAACAGAGGAATATACTAAAACAAGAGGGGTTATATGGGAATGTTTATGTGAATGTGGTGGAATTATTAAATTACCAACAAATGCATTGACAAGTAAAAATAACACATCATGTGGAAACAAAAAAATTCATGCTCCAAATGGTAGATTTTACAAAGATTTGGTTGTAGGTGAAATTCCAATTTCTCATATAAATGCTATAAAACAAAACGCTATAAAAAGAAATATTCCATTTGAAATAGACGATGAGTATTTATGGGAATTATTTTTAACACAAAATAGAAAATGTGTTTTATCAGGAGAAGACTTAACTTTTACAAAAAAATATCAAACAGGAAGAAATGAGACAACTGCGTCTCTAGATAGAATTGATTCTAATAAAGGATACATAAAAGGTAATATTCAATGGGTACATAAACACGTTAATAAGATGAAATCTAATAAAAGTGATTATGAATTTTTAAATTGGTGTAGGAAATGTTATTTACACAGTTTAAACAATTAATTTTTTGCCATTCAAAAAGCCATCAATATTTAATTTTTGATTAAGAACTCTAAGTTTAATACCAGATTCTTCCATCATAGTTTTAGATATTTTAGACAAATCTTCCCAATCTGAATGTTTCATCTCTGGCCACATAGAATGAATTACAATATCATTTATACCACTCTGTATTATAGATTTCATACAATTGTTACATGGCAACCCATTTGTATAAAGCGTTGATCCCAACGTTGAAATTCCAAATCGTGCAGCTGTTAATATACTATTATGTTCCGCATGAACTATATACTTATATTTTGTTTCTCTATTGAGATATCTATCTTGAGAATCTAATACTCCGATTGGAAATCCGTTATAACCAGTGCTAATTACACGATTATCCTTTACAATTACAGCTCCTATTTTACTAGACGGATCTTTACTTTTAGTAGCCGTCAAATAAACCATTCGCATGAATAGTTCATCAAATCCAGGTGTCTTATAATTTTCAAAAGTATCCATAAATCCTCCTGTCTTTTACCAATATAGCACCAATCTTGGTTTTTGGATCTTTGCTTTTGCTAGCAACCCAATAAACACCCTCCATAAACCAATTTATAAAACTTGTATTGTCCTTCATTTATAACAACTTTACATTATAAATATTACACGGTCAATTTATATCTATCAACCAAAGTATTTATATTATTCTCTATCATTACAATATAATTACTGGAAGTATATTCATACAACGCATAAAACTTATTATCAAGCAATGGTTTAACTAACTTATACCAAAATCCAGGTGTCTTTCTTATTAAGTCTTCTAACCCATTGTACATATTCAAATTGTGATACTTTTGAAATTCATCAAATTCTTGATACAACTTACTTAGTTTTTCTACATACTGTTCATCACCCATTTGACTCAACCAATCACCCAAAGCAACACAAGCACCAACATGATCTATTTCTAAATTTTCAACCTTTTTAAAATAATCCGTTACCATCATTAAATTGCAAATCCTACTTTTTTCATCATCAGTTAATATATCGTCAAAATTATTACCTATAAAGTGACATCCTCTTTCTACATGTGTATTAATATATTGTGCTCCCGTTCCATTTTCATCTTCTTTTAACTTTAAGAAACCTATGTCATGATACATTACCGCAACAACACCACAAAAGAAGTCTTGTTCATTTAACTTAATTATACCTTTATTCACAATACTAACATATACATCAAGAAATACAGATGTGCTTGTTAAAAAGTGATATAAATCGTGGTATTTTGTTTCTAATTTGTGATATTTATCGTCACCATAATTACAAATGTTAATTAAGTAATCATAAAGCACTAATAATCTTTCATCATGTTTGTTGAATAGTTGTAAGTATACATTTTTAATACTTCTTGGTGTTGCGAATTTCATAAGACAATGTTACTTGAGTTTAACAGGTTGATATACTTTTACATACACTTCTTTTCCTTTTACCTTCACTGTATCTATATAATAGTAATCAATTAGATTGTTTGTTTTATTATATATACTTTCACTTACTAAAATTTTGGTATTATATTGTTTATTTGCTGATTCTAATCTGGAGGCTAAATTAACTGGATCTCCAGTAACAGTATAATTGATACGGTTGGTTGAACCAATATTACCCACAATAACTTCACCGGAATTGATACCTATTCTGGTTTTAAATATAAATTTCTTACCTTCAGATTTCCATTTTTGGTTTAAATTATCTATTTCTTTGACTATTTCCATTGCAGTTTTGACCGAAACAAATTCATGGTTTTCAACTTTGTTTGGAGCATTCCAAAATGCCATTACAGCATCACCAATAAATTTATCAACGGTTGCTCCACTTTCTTCTAAACATTTTACATAGATATCAAAATATTCATTTAATGATGTAACAACTTCATGTACATCATTATTTTCTGATATGGATGTAAATCCTTCAATGTCACTGAATAATATTGTTACATATTCTTTTTCCCCACCAATTTTTGCATCTTTACCTTGTGTAATCAGTTGTTTTACAACTTTATCTGGTACATACTTAGCAAATGATCTTAAACCCGTTTTAACTTTATCAGTTGCTTCAATCATATCATTCACCTCAGTAATATTACTCTTGAAGTCAATGTGTTCATTTACATCCAAATCTTTTAACTTGAGAATTTCATCTCTTACTTTATATAATGGTTTTCTAATTGCATTGGTTACCCAAAATACAATGGGCAATATCACAGAAAACATACCAATGAATACAAATGTAAATTTGATTTTATAAACTCTTATATAATAATCAACATCAACAGACTTAATATCACTACATACAGCATAAATTAACTTACCATTCTTAAATACAGGCTTATAAGCAGATAAAAATGTACCCCATTTATCTGTATAATAATCACTTTCAAAATGTATTTCATCCTTTAGATTTTTAAACAACTCTTTTAATCCATCACCAGCATCATCATATACTTCTCCCAACTTAGCCTGTTCTGATACATCATCACCACAATCCATTATATAAGTAATATTTGTGCCTGTTTGTCTTACTATATAAACAAACTTAATATTTTCTATTTGATTTTTAATACTTACTATTTGTTTTCTATAGTTAATAAATATTTCACTTTGTTCTTGTTCATACTTAGTAAGACTATCAATTTCATCTGGGTCAAGAATACTACTGCAAACATTTACAGATGTATGTAGACTTCTTTTTAAACTACTTTTTGCAATATCTTCAATAGCAAATATTAACAGAAAGAAATATACTACACTTACCAATGCTAAAATGAATATGGTACTGGTAGATAATGCAAATCTTAAATTGAATTTAAGTCTTTTCATAGTGATATCCTTAATCCAAATGAATAAGTGTATACAATACTATTGTCTGGAGAACTAAATGGTTTATCAACTTCTGTAATAGAAAACAATGTAAAATTCTTATTTACATTGTAATCCAAACCAAATACTATACCATAATAACCATATCTATTATCATAATCTGCAGTACCAATTACTGGTCTTACATTCAAATGTAGTTTTTCATTAAAATCTTTGTTATAATCAAAGCTTATTACCGCTCTTGGTGTATTATTATATGTTATCATACTAACATACAATGTTGGTGATACTATCCAATCATAAGTTAGTGATGCATATGGTTCAAAATAATGATCACCTACACTGTAATAATAGTAATACCAACTACCCACATCCAAGTTTAACTTGTCTGTTAGTTTATATTCACTACCCAATCCAAAGTCACTTTCTTTATATTGATCCAAACCTTGGTATTGTACATAGTCAAGATGTGGCGTAAAATCTCCTAGTTGATGGCTAAGAGTATTTTCAGATACAAACGTATTAACTGAATATATCTGTGCGTCAAATAAATAATTTTTTGTATAATAATTTGAAGTTTCAAAGTCTAATGCAAATATCCTCCATGACATAAGCATAAAACTCATCAGCATTAATTTTTTCATGTTTTTGTTGGTTGATTAGGCTCCGCCTTTTTAACTCTACTAGATGGAAATGCTTTGTTACCAAAATCACTGCCGTGTAAACTATACAAATGCATAATTACACCGTGTTTTACAACTACATCTCCTAAATCATTTACTAATACATATGGTGGACGGTCATATTTTAACATTACAGCTGAACTAACCAATAAATGATTAGTTTCACCTGCATCCATTACTCTTTGAGCATAATTGATACCATCACCACTAATATTTAAATTACCATTGATGTCCTCCATTGGAATCACTGATCCACAATGTACACCCATTCTCATTTGTAAATCTGGTCTATCCTTTACTGCCTTAGCTATAGCAATAGCACAATTCATGGCATCTTCCAAATAGGTAAAGAATCCCAATACCATACCGTCACCAGTAGGTAATATAATTAACTTTTCAAGAGCATTAGCTGTTTTGTATTGCATTGTAGACTTGACCAATACACCCAAGTCTTTACAAGCCTTCTTTTGTTCATCTGTTGTTTTCTTACTGTAAGCAACAATGTCCATAAAGAATATGTAACCTTCTTGTTCCACATCCAATTGTAGTCTACTGGATTTGACTTCTATATCAACTTGTTCAACTTTCTTGACAATTTGTTTGACTGGTTTAACAACTTCTACCTTCTTTTCTTCTTTCTTTTCTACAACTGGTATATCTTTAAGTTTCAAGAAATCTTTCCAGTTAATTTTCTTTGCTGGGGCATCTTTCTTTTTTGGTTCTTTTGCAGCTTGTTCTTGTTCATGTTTCTTTATTACAGCTTCTTCTTTTTCACGTTTTTCAATAAACATTGCAATTTGTTTCTTGACTTCATCTGTAATATAGATGGTTACATCTTTACCGCCACCGCCTGTATCATGTTTCTTCTTTCTTTGAGCACCTTTGGATTGTAGATATGTTTGCATTTCTACATTTCCAGTCTTGAATGCAATGTCTAAAGGAGCAATTTCACCTTTAAAGTCTGCACCGTTAACATTTGCTCCCAAATGTACCAAAAACTCCACCATATCAACATCGTTAGCGTTAACGGCATAATGTAATGGCATCCATCCATTCTTTTCATCTCTACCATTAACTTTACCGTCTTTATCAAAGAATGATTGTACACCTTCAAAATCACCAGTTTCTGCGCAGAAATGAATACTAACACCACCTGCGGATTTAGCACCGTACTTATTCAATAATTTAACTATTTCACCTCTATTGGTATTGGATAGTACATCAATAGGATTGTTTTTACCCAAGAAATCTTTCTTGTTGACATCTGCACCCTTGATAATTAGATATTCAACCAAGTGTTTTTGACCGTAATTTACGGCATAATGTAGTGCAGTCCAACCTTTACCAGCGTCAACTTCATTGATATCACAACCTTTACTCAACATTTCTTCAATAGAAACAATATCACCATTCTTTGCAGCTAAGTGGAAACTACTACCACTACTGTATTTTGCACCTCTTTGTTGTAATACTTCCGCAATAGGTTTGAAACCTTTTTGTTCAGCTACATCTAGTGCGGTATTTTTACTGGTCCAATCTTTGCAATTGGCATCAGCACCGTGATTTAATAATAATCTGACAATTTCTATTTGATTTTCTTCTACAGCAACAACCAATGGTGGATTACCAGTGTCATCATCTCTTTGATTAACATCAATCTTTTCTTTTTCTATACAGTTATAGACATTATCATATAACCCTCTACGTATATGTGTAAAAATATTAATTGCCATAATTTATTTTGCGTTATTATCATTGACACTATGAATTAATAACAAATTATGGAAACAAAACCCGTCAATTAAGTTAATATAAGTATAATATAAAAAGTTTATTAATTAGTCATTTTTCTTAAATCTACTTAAATCCAAGTTTGGAAGTGGTTTTTCAATATTAAGACCTGCTAATCTTTCATTTTGAACTACCAATTTGTTGCCACTTACAACTTTTCCATCTACTACGTCATAAATAAAGAATACTGTTTTGGTAAGTCCCACACGAATTATTCTGCCTGGTTTACCATCAACATATACAACGTCATCTTCTTTGTAGTCTGAACCAATAAACATAAACAATGCTGCAGCTAATTTTTCAATACTGGATTTGAACATTAATACAACTAAACCCGCCAAGAACATCCAGACGTATTTGCCTGTCATATCTTGTGCAGTTGATTCCAATACTTGTTGAGAAATTACATGAGTTACGTTGGTATCTATCATAAGTTTATAATAAATATTATAATAAATAACATAACGTTCAAGAAACAAACAAACAGTGTTTTATCACGGTTTTTCACTATGTTTTTATATTTATCTATCAATTAGTCATATTGATATTTTAATTGAAGTAATTGTTTTGAATTGGTTAAATACTTTCCGTGCCATCCAAAATGTTTGGTCATGTTATATTTTGGAATAGTTGGCCACACAACATCTAAATCTGTACATGAGTTTTCATATGAAAACCTTTGTGCAAGTTCAAATGGTGCATATTTGATACCATATTGTATAGCATCATCATATTTAACACAACATAAGAAATTATCTTCACCAAAACCATCACAATTTGAAAATTGTGAAGAAAATTGAAGGAATTTTTTACTTCTGATAGAGAATCCTCCGTTACCAACTCTATTTCTAGGAAATGTTCTATATAAATGAGGTAATACCCTATTCATGTGAGGTTGTGTTAACCATGAATGTGTATTTGGCCAAGGAGCGCCAATATAATCATAGTTTAAAAACTCATCAGTCCATAAATGGGGATTAACAATATGTCCATCTTCATGGATCATCATTACGTAATTTGCATTTATATAGTTATTTAACCGTAATATAAACTCACTATATCCTTGCCATGACAACTTTTCAATTTTATGACACTGTATAAAAGAATGAGAAAATACTTGATCTGTAAACAATATTGATTTATTAAATTTAAAGAATCTATTACAATATTCCAGTGCTTTTAAAGCCTCAAAAGGTCTTGCACAATCAATTGCAACCAAATCAATATTTGATAAATCTTTCACTTCTCTTTTTTATCTTTTTTCTTATCCCAATTAATATTATCATAATTGGAGTTGTATATTTTTTTATTCACTGGGCGTGGTTTGCTGCCCTTCCCGTTCTGGTTGCTCATAAAATGATTGATATCCTTTCTCTACTGTGTTAAAAAACTCTCCACTCTTAACCAAATCTTCAGTTAAAATAGTGTCACTCTTCATAAAGTATGAATTTTGATGTTTAATCCAAAATCCTCCAGATTCATCTTTTTCATATCCTATGAAAACAATATTAAACAACTGTTCATCAATATATGGACTCAATTCAGGATGTCCTTCTGGAATATAAAAAATACTCTCCGTTGACCATTGATTGTTTTCACGAATACAAATACATAGTTGAATGTCTTGTGTATCACTTACTTTGGCTTTAAACGCAAATGCGTTTGGTTTTTCAATTGTATTACTCATATTTTTCAGCACATTTACTGCAAAGTTGACCGGCACCATCTACATAGTTGTATCTATAATCTACGTGTTTGTCTTTGGGTTCATTTGTTTCAACTCCACATACAACACATTCATCCATTTCAGTTAATACTTTAAAGTCATTATTATCTAACTTTTTAATTGTTTTATTCATAGTTAATTACCTTTCTCCAGTCTATAACTATATTTTCAATCCCACAATTGTTGATAATACTCCGCAAACAATTTCATTCCTTTTTTACGGCGTTTTTCTAATTCTTTAGATTTCTTGAGATATTCAGCCCAAGCTTGTTTTTGTTCTGGTGTTTTTTCACGGTTAACGTTTTTAAAGCAATCATCCATATTAACATGCACATACATAACTGGAGGCATTGGATTGAACTTTTCTTCATCTTCCATGTATTCAAATGTCCAAATCAATTCATCCAAGATTTCTTGCCATTTTTCAGGCGTAATCTGTGGTGGATGTGTATGAACATTAATCTTCTTAAAATGTTTTAGTCTGGGAAGAATAAACTTTGTAAGTGTATAATCCAAACTCCAACATTCACTATCACTTACACCATAACGCATACGTTGATAGGTACTAATAATCCAACGTTTTACATCATAGTATCTGTAGTAGATACGCCAACCATAGGCAAGGTGGTCTAATATCCAATCACCATATTTATTGGTTCTATACCATGGTTCCAATGAAGTAGCTTCAGCTTTCTCCAAACTTTCATTGATTTTTTTGACGTTAAGATCCATATTTTTTACTTTACTCTAGATTTTTAAATTGTCAAACAAAAAAACTAAAGATACACTTATTGAATTGATTATAGATATTTATGAATATGAACAAAATTGCATCTACAATTAAAGGGGAGTTTTATGGTATGGATGTAACAATTATTAGTAAAAAAACAATAAGGGTTATGAATTATGATAATGTTCCAATCAAAGAGTTTAAACCATACGTTGATAAAATTGCTCAATACCTAATTGATGAAGGATTTGTAACTGAACTAATTCCTAGAGTTGAAGTAGTAGTTCCTAAAGGTTAAATACATCAAGTTTTGGATGAGCATATCCAAACTTTTTAATTAACTGACCAGCAACCGCATTTGCTTCATCTTCAATTGGTCCACCAATATCTTTGACGTTTTGGTTTAACTTTTTATTCTGATTTTGTTGGTGATGTACCAATTCATGAGCCGCACTTCTCATAATATCTATCAAAGCTCTACCCTTCTTATAAACTGCCAATTCTCCTGTATGTGGATTGTAATAAGCAGTTGTCTTAAACTTACTACGGTCATTTGATAATACAACCTTATATGGATTAGTAATACCCAATTCACTGGCAACAAATTTAATAAACAATAAAAATGCGTATTTTTGTTTCTTAGTCATTTACTATAAATATAAACAAAAAACTCCACAGATTATTAATTCTGTGGAGCGTCATTTAAATAACTTTATTGATCAAATCACTTGGCTTCAGTAGATGGATCATTATCACTAGCAGCTTCCAAACGAGCAGCTTGTGAATTAACCAAATCAGCAGCAGCTTGTAGTGCTTCTTCAGTTGGATGTGGTGTATTCAATACTGTTACTGCAGTATCAGTTGCGGTAGTCAAACGATTCAATGCGTCTTGTAGATTAGTTAGTGCTGACATAATATTATTTAACCTTTCAATTTGTTGTTTATTACTCTCCAAAACAGCCATCAATAATTCTTTATCATGACACTCATCACAACCAAATTTATCAACAACTGCTTTAAAAAACTGTTTTATCATACTCATATAAGTATCATTTATCCATTCAAAACTTTATTACATCCCTGTGACAAAGAAAGAATTTCATCTAAATTTTCCTTAACCCTAATTGGATGCGTTGAATTATTCTTAGTAAAAATTAAACAGTGAACTACAGACTGTTCTACATTAATTACCATATCCAAGTTAATTAACTGTGGATAATATTTTCTATTGTTCTGATTCTCCAGATCATCATGTCCAGGATCCAATACTGATAGTTTTACAAAGTGTGCCATATAGTTTTTATTTAGTGTTGATAAAATACTCTCACGATTTCAAATTTTGTCAATATTTATATTCAAATAACAATTTTATAAATTATGAGCGCAACAATTACATGGAGAGTTGGGGTAATGGAATGTTATCCTACATATGACCAAAACATCGACGTAGTATTTACTGTACACTGGGACTGCGTAGGATCAGAAACCGTAAGCGGAAGTACCTACAACGGTAGAGTTTATGGTTCAACTGGCGTAACCTTTCACTCTGGATCAGACTTTACACCATATGAAGATTTAACACAACCACAAGTGCTTGGTTGGGTATGGGACGCAATGGGCTCCGGTTCAAAAGAAAATTATGAAGCCGCTGTTCAAGGCCAAATCAATAATCTAATAAATCCTCCTATTGTTACTCCTCCTCTACCATGGAGCGCACCTTCAATCACTCAATTCCCACAAAGTCTAACAGTTGATACTGGTTCTACCGCAACCTTCACTGTAGCCGCAACTGGTAAACCTACCCCAACATATCAATGGAGATTTAATGGTAACCAATTAACAGGTGAGACCAATACCAGTCTTGTAATTAATGATGTACAAAATGTAAATACTGGCTCATATGACGTTGTAGTATCAAATGATATTGGTACCATGACAAGTAATACCGCAACACTTAATATCTTTTACTACCCACCACAACCAACCGGTTCAATTGGTAACTAATTTATAACCAAAAACAATAAACCCCGTCAAATTAATGACGGGGTTTTTATTATCTTAATTATTATTTTCAACCACTCCATATCCAGAACCATATGGAGATGATTTACCAGATTCTGGATTGGATGTTTCTTTATTTAATTGTATTGTTTTTGCTTTTGATGCCTCTTTACGTTGTATAGCATAGTCTAAAGCAGTTTTTAACCTACTTTTAACATCTGGATCTTTTGCATTTTGATAAGCAGATCTAACTCTCTGATGTATAAGATTTATAATTTGAGATTGTCTTTTGTGACTTTTTGATTTAAAAGCACTACTAGATAGTGTATCTTTAATGTCTTGTGATGTTCTAAATTTTACACGAACCGTATCCTTTGGATTTTCATCAGTATACAATCTTCTATCAGATCCTTTTGGCTTTTTACCAGTTCCAACTTTTGGATCTGATTCAGCTAAAACTTCATTTAAAATGTCAATTAAACTAATCATTTTGATAATTCATCCAATTTAGATTGCATCTTCATACCACGCTTAACTTCAGGAGTACCACCACTATCTCTATTAAAATAACGCTTATAATTACTTAATGCTACATCCAATTTAGCTTTATCAATAGTCCCTTCAGATAACATTTTTTTTACCATTTCCAAATTATTAACCACTAATACATTGGTGTCATCAATAACTTCATCCATCAATTTTAAAAGAGATGGATCAACCACTTCTTTAACTGGTGGATTGGTAAAATCTTCAACAATTTTCTTTAACTTAATCATGATTATAAATAGTATACAAATTTATATATACTCTTTTATCTTACCACCTTTTTTTCTAAAGTCAACAAATTTTTCTACTTTTTTTCTACTTTGATATATTCAATTACTATTTATTAATATGGGAAGAAAAGAAAAATATATCACAGATGAAGAAAAATTAAACGCACGACGTGAAAGACAAATGCGTTATTATTTCAAAAATCAACAAGTTAAAAAAGAACAATCATTAGAAAGATATTATAAAAAGAAAGGGGAAAAATGAAACTCTATTTGATGATAAAAACACATAATATAACTGGCAAAAAATATTTATGCAAAAAACAAGCTAAAAGTGACGTAGAAGCTATTAAATACACAGGATCAGGTCTTAAATGGATACCACATTTAAAAGAATTTGGTAAAAATTTTACCACTGAAATTTTGTTTGTTTGTCCAATTGAAAACAAGAAGGAATTTAGAAAAATAGCTATAGATTATAGTTATAAACTTAATATTTTAAGTGATTCAAATTGGATGAATATGATATTAGAAGATGGCGGTGGTGGTTCAACATCAGAAACAAATGGTAGTAAAGGTAAAAAATGGATTTATAAAGATGAACAAAGAAAAAGTGTATGTCAAAGTGTATTGCAAGAGTACCTATCAAATGGTTGGACTCTTGGATTTCCAGAAAAATTTAAAAAAATCATTTCTGATTATAGCAAAGGAAAAATTCCGTGGAATAAAAATAAAAGTTTAAAACTTCCACATGAATATACATCAAGAATTTATAAAAAGAAATATAATACAAATAAAAATAATGAATATACTAGTGAACTTAGAAGTTTAACTGCAAAAGAATGTTTAAATAGACCAGAAGTATTATTGAAATTTAAACAACCAAGAAAACCTCCAATTACAGCAAAAAATGTAGCCACGAATGAAATTAAAACTCTTGGTAGAAGACAATGGCATGATGTTCACCAAATAGATTATAGGAAACTTTTGAAGGGATATACATCAAAAGGATGGAAGATGGTAGTGGTACCGGGACTTGAACCCGGAACTTCACCCTTATAAGGAGTGTACTCTAACCACTTGAGTTATACCACTATCAAAAACTGGAGCGATATCTCGGACTTGCACCGGCCTTGTGGACTGGAAGGTCCACCGTGCTCCTCATAGACACTAATATCGCATTAAAAATGGAGCGGGTCCGAACTTTGCATTTCGCCTTTTAGTCTGGTAGACTAACGTGCTCTCTTTACACCTGACCCGCATATTAAATTCAAATAGGAAGGACTAATGATTACCTCCAAGTTTCAGAATCACGACTGGTTATTCATCCACAGTCCACACGGGTAATTACTCCTTGTGTTAATGACTGATGGGATTTTGTTTTCCCCACAACGGGCTACGATTTATCATATATTTTAGCTACGGTCCCGTTACGCTCAAATTTGGGGTTGAACGACCTCAAATTCTCCATAGACTTACCCTCCATGATTCCTACTCCAACCAATATACAACGTTTTTCAACGCCATATATTGTGCGTTACAACTAAACTAATCGTTGTTCCGCCACTATCTTAAATTGTTAAAGAACTATTGAAAAAGTTGATGGGACTTGAACCCACATACATAACGTCTATTCGTAGTTATATCGTTAATCGGCGGTTTTCCCCGTGTCTACAACTTTGGGTACCGACCCCCTGCTGCGCCATTCGCTACAACTTATTCAATTGAAAATGGTAGGCAAGGTGGGATTCGAACCCACAGCGTTTCTAATGTAAGGGATTTTAAGTCCCTTGCGGTTCTCCAATTTCGCCACTTGCCCACTAAAAGTTTTTAAAGAACCATCACTTACTACTCTTTCATCTTACCACATCTTACTTACTTGTCAAACAAGTTTTTCAGAAAAAAATGGTAGGGATGGAGGGACTTGCACCCCCACGGTTTTACCCACGGCTTTTTGAGAGCCGCATGTCTTCTGTTCCATCACATCCCCGTTTTTAAAATGGTGGTTCCGCCCGGATTCGAACCGAGACCGTGCTCAAATCTAGAGCTTATCAACGTTATAAGCGTTGCGTTCTACCGTTAAACTACGGAACCACTAAAATTTACAAACACATCGTGCTTCCTACCTACACTACGCCTCCACATTGATTTGTGAGAGTGTTGGACCTTGAACCCAACCTTATGCATTTGTTAAATGGTAGCGGGGGGAGGATTTGAACCTCCGAGGCCAAATGGCACTACGTTATGAGCGTAGCCAGATACCAGACTTCTGACACCCCGCAAATTGTTTTGTTAAAGAACTAAAATGGTAGCTGGTATGGGTGCTGCCCCCACTTAACAAACCTTATGAGGATTCGTTGTTTGCTGAAACCCCAGCCACTGAAATGGTAGCGGATGTGGGAGTCGAACCCACTATCTCTCTGGTTATGAGCCAGGAATGATTTTCCGTTTCACTCACCCGCAAATTGTGTTGGTTTCGATAATACACGGAGGTTTATTTCAACGAACTAGCGTTTTTTATTGACTCACAATTATCATTTTTTTCTCAGGTTTGTACGCTTTTCAGCGTTCCATCAATCTGATACTCTATTTTCCACCAACTAAAATTATCAAAAGAACAAATTAAAAATCTAGTTGGGTGTGTTTATTGACTACTCTATCCACCCAACAAACAGAGTATACCATGCGCTAACCCCGCAACCAAGAAGTTTTTTTAGAGACTTCCAACTCTAGGGGTGTTTTGGTTATTTACCCTCCACCAAGTTGTTTTTCTTAGCTATACAACCAAACATTAAATGGTAGAGCCACAGAGAATCGAACTCTGATTACTGCCTTGAAAGGGCGGTGTCCTGACCGTTAGACGATGACTCCGTTAAATTGGTGGGACCGGACGGACTTGAACCGTCAACCAATTCGTTAAAAGCGAACTGCTCTGCCAATTGAGCTACAATCCCATAAATTTTAAAGAACTAAATTGTTTAGTGTTTTATTTAAATCTTCAAATTCACTTATATAATTAATATGTTTACTTTGATGATTTTTACTTTCATTAAATCTAATGCTAAATGCTTTAGTATTCTTACAAGCTAATTTAGCAGGTACAAAAATTACTTTATCTAAAGTAGGTAAATAAATACTGAACAAATCTATATCAAGTTCTGTATACTTGTATCTATACCCATTTGGTCCACTTTTTTGTAAGTTTAAAGTTACTTTTCCATTTGAATCCGTAATGTATTTAACTTGAAGCTTAATTAATTTATTCTTTACCTCAACTATCATATCTATTTTAGAGTAATCTCCAACTTCAGTAAATACATTATATCCAAGTTTATGTAATTCTTTGAGAGTTGCGGAAAATCCTAAATTGCCTTTTTGTTTACTATGTTCCATATAGAATATATATTAAACATTATAAGCAAAAGATTAGTAATCCTTTACTTTCATATTTTTATTTTAAAGAACCGTTATTTACTACAAAGTCATCTTACCACACATTTTTCTTTTGTCAACAGTAATTTGTTTCTTTCTTGGTGACTCCCTTTGATTAAAGGTCAAGGCAGTTCCGCCATACGTAGATGTTCTAGAGGAGTGCTTCTCCCACCGTGCTGAAAGAACAAAATACTTACTACTTCTTTATCTTACCACTAAGTTTTCAAAGATCAACTTCTTTTTTCAAGAAGTTTTGGGGTAAATTATAAATATAATGAAATATTCAAATTTTACCAGAAATTTGGTGTCCCCACCAGAAATCGAATCTGGATCATTCGCTTAGAAGGCGAATGCTCTAACCATTTGAGCTATAGGGACATTCAATTATTTACTTTTCAAGTTCTTTCTGAATTTGTTTTCCAAGTTCAGTAAGACCAAACAATGGTTCGTTATCGTCATTGTAACCTACAATTTCCATGATACCATCTGCAACCATCTTGTCAACTGTTTGTTTTACTTCATTCAAAGCAATTTCATTGTAAATTTCTTCTGCTTCTTGTTCAGAACATTCAAATTCTGACATAAGAAACTGAATTGACAAGATTTTTTCTGACTCAACAATATTTTTTTGATTTTCTTTAACGTCAAGGTTAACGCAGTGTTCTAGTAGATCATCTACGCTACCCTTGAATGTTCCTGGCAAGTTGGTTTTATCCATTTATATATGTATTGTTTACTGTACAGTTATTAGGCAAATGGAACACCCTTGTAATAACGTACAGAACGGTCAGCAATTTGCTCAAGTACCTTAGTAACACGGTGTGGAGTCTTTACCTTTGTACCCCATCCCTTTTCAGCACGGCCAGTTGCAATAACAATAGCCTTTTGCTTATTAAAGCGGTCACCGGCCTTGGTATTGGTGTAACTCCATCCAAACCGGACAGATCCGTCAATTACGGTTGCAACAACCATGCCACGGGGTTGGTCATCACGGTCACGTACAAACTGCATCAACATGGGCTTATCAATAGTGTTCATTTTTATTTTTTATTTTGTGTTAATTCAGACTACATATTTAGAATACCACGGATTTTCTCAAAGTCAACGGTTTTTTCCTGCCAAGGGAACAAACGCATTTTTTGGGACTTCCAGTAGGATATCACCGTCAGAGAGCACCAAGTTGACGGTCATGTCATTGAGGGATTCAATCTTTTCAATATCAAAAATGTCATTCTTGGACAGATATTTTGGCCAGACTTCTTGCAAACGAGTCTTGTCAATATCAATATCAATGTTTTTTAGAATTTTGATTTTCATATGTTCTTTATTGTATCTGGTTTATGTTTGTTGTCAAAATAAAAAAATCTGAATAAGTTTCCCTATTCAGACTTTTCTAACTTTATTTTATTTAAAATTAATCTAGTGTGAGTAGGTACTTGAGTTTTTGTAATTCACCCAACATTTCATCTCTTATGTTTAATAAGTTTGTATCTTCTGGTTTGAGTTGTTTAGGCAATTCAGTTACTAAGAATGTTATAAACTCTTCAATGAATTTTTCTGGGTCTTTATCTGAAATGTTACTGGATTCAACTTTGAATCCACCTTTTGCCATAATTCTAGCATTCTTACCCATGAATTCTTCAATGAATTGATCAATGTATCCAGTGAATGCATCATAAGCACCGCCAAAAGCTTGATGTTGAGCATAACTTTCAGTTTGCCAATGATAAACCTTCAATTGGTTATGTAGAGTTAAAAATTTTGTAATTAAGTCCATATGATATAAGTATAGTTATCTATGATAAAGTAACTCTTTTTGTTTTAGTTCTTGTATTTTGTTATTATAAAATTCTACTGTTGTTATGTTTTGGATAGATTTATATAATTGTATTTGTTCTAATTGATCTAATATTAGAAGTCTGCGTTCATTTCTCATTTGTGACAGTATTTTATACAAGTCATCATCATCTACCTTTAAATCTACTTCTAACTTAGCCAGTTTGCGTCTTAGATCCATTTCAACCTTATTCAACGGATCTATTTGATCAATTTGTTGTTCCAATTTACTGATTCTGTGTTTATATACTAATTGCGTTGGTAAAAATCCAAATGTTAACAAGGTTAAAACGACCCCCACCAATATATAAATTTCTTTTTTAGTAAATTTTCTCAATGAAGATGGTTTAGGTGTCTCAACAACTTGTTCAGTTGTAGGACTAATAGGAGGAGGAGTAAATTCCTTATTACCAACCATGATTTTTGCCATAACAAATTGATTATAACTTAGTATTTAACAGACCATCTCTTTGGCGCATTAGGATCTACTGGAGTTGGTTTGTTGGCTTGATGTTGTTGTGCCAATTTGTTGACTAAATCATCTACTCTTGCTTGTTGTGCTGCTTTTTTAGCTTCAACTGCGGCTTGTTGAGCGTCATATTGAGCTTGAGTCATACCAGGGTTGTTTGTGTGTAAACCTCCTACTGGTCTTAATGTTGTAATTCCACCTGCTACCATCATAATATTCCTTTTGTTAGATTGTTACTTATAAATATTAATTTTATAGTTAATTAGTTATTTTATTTGAGATAACTATCTATGACCAAGGATTCTTGTACCGCATCCAAATAACCCTCATTGATCATATAAGTTAATATTTTATCTCTACACGCATCTCCAGCAGCGTCTAAATAACAACCTGCGGGATGTTCTAGTATCAATACTGCGCCTTCAGAACATATTCTAACGTCATGGTTATATACACAAACATGTTTACTAGTATCTTCAATCATGATTATATATATCAAATACTATAATCTAAAAACTCTTCTTGATTATCAAAATGCGCTTTTATATTTTCAGGTTTGCGCCTAAACCTTCCTATCTTTGGATGATCACTTGAATATACTGTTAATCTTTGACAGCTAAGCGCATAACCACACAAATCTTTAGATAATCCTTTGCGCTCATGCGTTACAACCACATAACTTTCATCAGGCACATCCAATTCAAAATCCACTACAATTCTATAATGTTTCTTAATGCTTTTTGCTTGAAGCGCTTCATCCATATTATATTTAATGTGCTTGCTATTATAATAATTTCAGGAGATTTGTCAATATTATATTTTGATATAAAAAATCCTGTATATAAATACATTATATACAGGTTGCTTAATTTATTTTAATTGTTACAGATTAATATATAATTTCTTGCCATCCTGACCACTATACTTGAATCTGGTAACTGGCACAGATAGGCTTAATCCTTCTTTGATATGAGGAAACTTGCCTTTTTGTACATAAGCCAGCGTCATGTGTGGTTTATAATCTGGATATTTATCCTCATTCTTATAAAAATCACATCTACGTCTTATTTCAGATAGTATCTCATTCTTTTCCACATCAAACTTGACCACATCATACTTTTCATTTTGAAATTGGGTTAAACCAGTAAGTTTAACAACAAATGGTTTGATACCTTGTAGGATGGTGGCTAAATCAGCCCTTGTTAAGTCAGGAGAATAACCATACTTAGCTGTAATGTGTGGTTCATCATCATAACCATAGGTACTATCATTTGGGTCTGTATAAAGAATTTGTGGTGGTATTACTGTTTTACCAAATTTAATGATGTGTGGTCCTCTGGTTGGTTCAACTATAGCCATTAAACAACCAAATTCATTATGTCTATTTTCTGTAATCAAGTTCATATCTTTTTTAAATATTTGCTGTAATCAGGTATATTTTCATTACTCCATCTACTTAGAGTGAGTCTGTGTGTAATGTTTTTATCATTATTTTTTCTATTACGGCTGATTAATTTACCGTCAACATAAAAATCAAACATTATGGTTTCATATTTACCAGCTTTAATATTGTATCCACTTCTACCACCTCTAATATTACTTGCCAAACTAATAATCTTTAATTTAGCTCCTTTCTTAAGATTACCAAGAAAATCATAGGAATTTTCTGTATACTTACTTAGTTCAGCTTTAACGCCGTCAAATATGTTATTACCAATATAATTCAATAAAGAATCAATTTCTTCTGGAGTATAATTTGGTTTATCTTTTTCATCCTTGGCTACTGATGTACTGTTAATATATAAAGTCAGATTTGCTCTTAATTTATCACTTTCAGTAACTACTACATCATCACCTATAACAAATGGAGTAGACTTTTCACTTTCACTTACTACTTCAGTAACAATAGCACCATCACTCAATACTTCTAAATCTCTCAAAGCAGCTTTACCAAACGCAGCAATATTTGGTTTTTCACCTTTCCAATATTCATAAGCTTCACGGGGTAAATATTCCATTAGTCTTTTTGGATTTTGTAGTAAGTCTTGTTCAATTTCTTTTCTGTCTTGTTGGTCATATCTACTAACACGTTCATAGTATTCTCTATCAAATCTTTCCATTATAGTATCTATCAATGTACTATCAGCTACAAAGATTCTACCTGTTGGTTTAACTCTGTATAAGTAACCTTTATCAACAAATCTACTACGGGGAATTAAACTACTATATACGCAATTTAATCTACTAGGAGCATCTGGAGCAGTTTCTTTTCTTTCTTCTTCCAATGCTAATTCACCCATCTTATAAGTTAAATAATGTTTATTGGCAGTATCTCTAGGTATTTCTACTGCATCACCAACATTCATTTTACGCAAACTACGATGATACAATGGAGTGTTTGTGCTTATTTCACTAAGCAATTGTTCTAAAAGAAGATGGGTTAATTTAATCATATTACATTACAAATATATCACCAGTATTTGCTCTCAATACATCTTCAACATAATATGGTATTGTATTTGCAATCATATTCAAATGTTCTTGTGCATCAGCTAAGTTTTGTGTACTTGCAATAGTTTTGCTACCATATGGTCCATAACCAACCAAAATGTTTTTGGTCAATGGATTGAATTTAATTTCACCGTCTTTCAAATATTGTACAAACAATTCATAGTAAAATTCATATGGTCTAAGATGTATTCTACCTTCTCTAGCACTACGCATTGTACCTATATGATTGAATAATCTACCCTTAGCCAATTCATATGTTCTTATTTTTTTGTAATCATTGTCATATGTTCTACTTACTTTTTGTTTACCATAAATAGCAAGTAATTCATCAAATTGTTTATCTAACCAATTTGTATATTCTTGGAACTGTGGTGTTCTGTTCATTGCATGTCCAACTCTATGAACAATTGTCCACGCAGTCATAGGAATTTTATCCGCTGCGGTATTGCTTACAAAAAATACGGTGATGTTATCACTGTTTATATTTCTATCACCCAATTCTTCATGTGTCAATCCTAAACCTTCTGGTTGTGGTTTAAAGATGAATTCATATGGTACTCTACCTTTTTCCGCAAATTTTCTCAATCCAGGCTTGTTAACAAAGTAAAAGTCAAAGTCAACAATTGTATTTTTCAACATATCCTTGACTTTTTGTACTGTTACTGGATGGCTAACAGAAGCTCTATCTCTTGGATCTTTATATGATGCGCCTTTTTCAAAGTCACCTATGGTTGTATATGTACCTATAGGTGCTTCATTTAGTAAGTCAATAAGTTTAATCATATAATTAAACTTCTACAATTCTCTTTGCAATGTCAGCAATAGCTTTTTGTTGTTTAGGGAATATTTCAGTTGGAAATATTTTATCTACCCAAGTTCTAAACATTTCTTTGTTTCTGAATTTTTCTGGTAATATATTCAAGTCATCAAAGTGATATTCACTGTTATGTTTGATCATACCAATATTTTCACCGTCACCTTGTACTTTGAATCCTTGCAACATTGCATTAGCAATAAATTCAACACAAGCTGGTTGATATTTTTCAACTGGTTCTCTATTTTGTTTACCCTTGATTTGTTGAATAGTCTTTCTGTTATCATCAGCTTCAATAGTCACATGAGATCTATCTCTGTTATCCCATAGTGAATAAATGTCTTTGTTTTCATAACCTTCACCACCTACACAATGTCCCATTACATCACCTTCAACATCTTTTGATTTTGGTGTAAGTAGTTTTACCCACTTTAATCCAGAAATTTCCTTGATAATCTTATAATCAGTACCCTTGACAAGTGTTTTCTTTAAAGTATCTTCCTTCTTGGTATCATTTGATGTTGATGCCAATTCTCTGTCCCATTCTTGTACCTTTTGTTTGATGACTCTATATGGTTCTTTGTAGATTTTTCTCAAGTCATTTGCGTCAAGTGTAGCAAAATAGTCTACTGTGTGACTGATTTCATCAACTACATCTTCTGGCAAGTCACCACTAAAGTCCATGATGTCAGGCTTATTCATCCAGTCTGGTTCACCTTCACTATATTTGTGTGGTGTGATGGATGATTGTAAGTCAACTTCATCTTCTTTGATGGCTTTTACATATTGTTTTAAGAACCAATCTCTTACTTTGTTGGTTTCACTACCAGCAAATTGTGGAATGTCTTTGTTGTCCAATACTTTGTTAATGGCAGTTAGTAATTCTGAAAAATTTGTTAGATTGGCTTCTGTCAATAGTTGTTTCATATGTTTATAAATATTAGTTTGAATTTTATTATTATCTTAAAATGACTATTTGTTCTGATTCACATACTCTTGCAACATCTCTTCTTGTAAGTTCTTCATCCTTCATAAAATTGTCAATAAATACTCTTCTTGCATATTTTGGAAATCCTTCCAATGATAGTATTGGATTATGATAACATTGAAAATCTCCAAGTACAACTTCAGGAGCACCAATAAAATTTTCTAATTGATTGAATCCTACTTTTAGTTCCCTACATTGTTTTGGCATTCCAACCAAAGATTTTAGTGTATTATATTCAAGATGATATGTACCATGGATATTTTGATTACAATATTCCATTGTTTGCAATGGTGTACCCACAATTTTTAAAGTTATTAAATGTGATGCAAGACCCTTTAGACTTTTTAAGTTGTTATTACCAACTATCTCTAATTTATTAATGTGTGACGGACATCCTTCCAAATCACTAAATTTACTAGCATGGATAGATAATGTTGATACTGCGGTTTGTTTTATACCTTTTAAGCTAACCAATGGATTTAAACCTAACATTATATTCTCAGTTACAAGTTCCGGGAAATTTTCTAATGTAGTGAGCTGATTCCCACTCAAAAATATACTGCCTTCAATTGTTAAATCCTTTAATATTTCAGGCAACTTCTTTAAATGAAGTCCGGTTAATGCGACATCTCCTTTTATATATTTTCCCATATTATTAGTTGTTAAATTTGTAAATCTGACGGATCAGATAATTCTATTCTGCCGTATATTTTACATCTTTGACGAAGTTCTCTTTCAAAATAACCATGTTGTATCATCAATGGATTGCCAAACATACGAGAAACTGTCATGAAAACATCACCTTCAATCATTCTAGGAAATCCGTCAAAATTAATCAAATTGTTGTATTTACAATTAAAATCTCCGGTAATATACTGAGGACATCCTATTAATGTAGTTAAATTATTTTCAGCAATATTCAAGTGATGACATCTAGATGGCATACCTACTAATGATACTAACTTATTATAAGGAAGGTAAAAATTAACATCACCATTTGTCTGCGGACAATGTTCTAATGTTTGTAAGGAAGTACCAGCTATAGTAATATATCCAAAATCACCGGATATATTTTTTAAGGTACCTTTTAGACTATTAAATGAAGGAGAATTTTTTATTATAAGTTGTGATACTAGTTCAGGACATCCTTCCAAATTTTGAATTTTTGTTCTATTGAGTATTAATATACCCATCCTTTTTTGTTTTATGCCAACCAAACTAGTGAGTGGATTATCAGACAAATCTACACTATCACACTCTAACGGAAAGTTATTCAAATTTTTAATACGATTATCAGAAATGTCCAATGTGCCTTTAATAACAACATCATTTAATATTGATGGTATTTCTTTTAAAAGATAATCACTTAAATTTACTGTTCCATCTATTTGTTTCATAATTTTATACTGTAGCTATACCACCAATAATGTTGCTGATAGATCTAATTTCTTTTATTATGTTTCCGTCAGTAAGACCAGTAAATATTCTACGCATATCAATCATACTGATATACAATTTACCTTCAATTACATGCGGTAATCCTTCAATTGATTTTAAATTGGGTAAACTTACTGCAATAAAATTTCTTCCAACAAATTTAGGACCACCAACAAAGTTTTCAATTGGATTAGCATCACATTCATAATTTGCATTCACTCTATATGGACTACCTGCCAGTGATGTTAATTTATTTACTGCTACTGCAAAATTATTAAATTCAATTGATTCAAATCCACATCCAATCAAACTTGTAATTTTATTATCCCCCGCATTTAATAATCTATTAGATTTTAGTATTGGAATACCTTGTAATGATGTCAATTGATTATATGATACATCTACACCTCCTCCAATAATTTTTGCAATACCATCCAATGATGTTATTTTATTATCAGCACAATTATAACTTCCTTGAACTTCTTGTGGACCATCTCTTAATGATGTTAAGTTATTAAGGCTACAATTAAAATTACCTTTTACAAATGACGGACAATTTTTTAATGATGTAAGTTTATTATCAGATATATCATATAAACCATGACACGCATACATTGCAATATTATCTGGTATTTCTTTTAGAAATAGATGATCTAATTCTACATTATCATAAAAATGTTTGCGTCTCATATCCTACGAAATCCTCCATATTCATCTGGTTCATAATCATCCATTTCTATTTCTGGATTTTCTTCTTCAACATCATCTTCAGTTTTGTATATACCCCCTCCAACTTCACATATACTGTGTATTTTATTTATTAATTCCTGAGATTTTCTATTTGTTTCTAGTGTTACTATACGGGGAAATAATATACTACCAAGTGGTGTATTGCCTAGATAAATATTACCGCCAACTGCTTCTGGAAATCCTTCCAATGAATTTATTTCTGTATCATACAAATGTAAATCATCATATACTACAGTTGGTCCACCAATCATATTGGTAATTGATAACCATAAAGCTTCAAAACTACCACGAATAGTTTTAGGACATCCCTGCAATGTTTTAAGACCTGGATTATTATATATTGTTAACTTCCCTACTTCTTTTGGCAAACCAACCAATGAAGTCAATTTGTTACCACTAACATCTACAAGACCACCTAAAAAATTGCCAGATTTAACTATCTTTGGAAATCCTTCTAAACTTGTTAGATTACAATTATGTACATCAATAGCACCTACTTGTTCTGGACCTCCAATCAATGATTGTAAACCTCTATTGTTAGTACAACCAAAAACTCCACTAACAGTTTTAGGACAGTTTTTAAGACTGCGTAAATTATTATTACTTAAACCTAATGCCCCTTCAATTGAAACATCCTTGAGAATTTCCGGTATTTCTCTCAAATGTAAATAATTTAAGTTTACGTCTCCTTTGATGACTTTCATGTAGTATAAATATTATACTATTTGTCTTTCCATCAATGAATTATACCACTTCCTACCGTCGGTGCTTAATCTACCATCCCATTTCAAATAATACATTCGTTGAAGTTCTTTAACCATTGCGGTCGCATGACCTCTTCTACGATATTCATCGTATATATTAATGAATTCAATATAAACCGTTTCAAACTCTAACAACGGTTTATAATACTTACAAAAACCAACATGAACACCATAATCATCTATAATATTACAACTAAATACATCTCTTTGATCCTCAGACTCATAACCTAAGTATTGATGATTAAATTTCATTCAGTATTTTAATCTACATCCTGCGTACTTTCTTCAGCTTGTTGTACCAAATCCTTCATATGGGACTGAGCTTTCATTCCTCCTAACAGTATCTCCTTGATTGTTTCAATTGGCAACTTATAAAATAGTTTTTTAATTATAGGTAAGTATTCAAGTTTATCTGTTGGCACCAATTTTCTCAATTTCAATTCCAATGCTGGACCTGCCATGATTTGTTTGATTTCATCATCCATGGTTTCAGTGTCCAATTCTTCTTGAGAAGCAACGTCCATACTGATATAATCACCAATTCCTTTAACCAATTCATGTACTAGATAAGGAAAGGTCATTGCTCTGGCTTTGATTGTATATTTGTCACCAGTTGGAACTACTTGTTCACTACCTACCGCAGCCATATTTACAATGTCACTGGTAATTGGAAAGTCTGGTGTCAAATAATATCCAATTTGTGTAATTGCGGATAATACACCATATTTTTTTGATAGATTTGGACTAAGTGCATCTAGTTTATCAGAAACTATGTTAAACAAGAATAGTTTGTTTACCGCATCACCTTGTGTCATGTAGTTTGCCAAGGTTCTTCTTAACTTACCGTCAGTATCACCACTCAACATAGTGTTTAGTTGCATATTAAGATTTTCTGCAACTGTTAGACCATTATCCATTTCTTCATCCATTTTGTCAGCGGTAACTGCACCAGTCAAATCTGCATTACCCAACTTAGCATCAATGATAATATCTCCTTCTTCTACCAATTTTTTAATAAACTTGTTTTCTTCCAAGTCTAATACTACATCTACTGCAATTTTTTCCAATTGTTTCTTTAAATTAGATTCTGCTTTTTTAATGTCAGTCAAAGCTTTAAATGCCAACATAATCATTGTTGGATAGTTAGGAAACTTAGATTGAATTTCATTTACATTAACACCCAGATAATATGCAACTCTTTTTATATTTTGTTGATAACTTTCACTGGTAATAATTTCTAAGTATCTATCTGCATCTGGACCTAAATCTGGTAATATTTGTTCAACATAGTCCTTTTCATTTTCAATCTTGGCTCTTTTGCTTGGATCAATAAAATCAGGCATTTCACCAGTATCAATTGCTTCTGATACTCCTTTTCTTTGATTCAAAAATGCTTGTACATCATGACTCAAAGCCTTTGGTCTTGGTGCAATTCCAGGTCTAGTTGGTCTTAATGGATTAGGTCTCGTGGTTGGTTTGGTAGGTGTTGGAGGAGCAGTTGGTTTAGTTGGTGGTTCAATTGTAGGAGCTGGTGCTTCTGCCAATACTTCTTTGATTAGTTTTACTAAACTACTTTTTAAATTTTTAGCCATATCTGTATAAATATTTGATCCACACAGAAAAATTTAAAATATATCAGTATCATCTACACTCACCACAAGTAATTGTAATCCTAATGAACGTGATTCACCTTGTACTTGATGTTCATTTTCACACAAACAATTCAATACTGACACTGTTTTTAGTCTTTCCAGTACAATATTGATAGGAACATGCGGTAATATATCAAATTTAAGCGTATTATTAATTATAAGCCTGTTGTTTATAGGACTTAATATACGTAAATTGACTTTATTAACGTTGTTGATGCTCATACCAAACCATTTGTGTGTCCATATCCATTTTTTAAATGGTTCACCGTATTCAATATCATGCAGACCAAAGCCAAAGTCTGCATATTTACTATTACCCTCAAAGTCTTTGCTTACATATTGTAATCTCATATTATTTACTAATGTAATACTTTTCCAGAATAACACCATCTAATTGTGTACTATCTAAATTCTGCAAAGCAGCTTGATAGTGCGTCAATATAGACTTACCTCTTACATTAAAAGAAGTGTTAACCAATATTGGATATCCACTTAATTTTTCAAATTCTCTCAAAATCTCATATAAATATGGATTTTGTTCTGATTTTAATGTTTGCAATCTGGAACTACCATCTACATGAGTAATTGCAGGTAACATCTTTCTACATTCCTCTCTGACTTTAGGACTGTATGACATATAACTGTAATTAACATTATTAGATATTTCAAAATACTTGTGAGCGTCTTCTTCACAACAAACAGGAGCAAATGGTCTAAACCATTCTCTAAATTTTACCTTCTTGTTTATTTCATCTTTAATGTTAAAGAGACCAGGATGCGCAAGTATTGTTCTATTTCCTAATGCTCTTGGTCCTACTTCACTGTTACCTTGACATAATCCAATAATTTTTCCATTGAACAATTCTTTTGCAATCAAATTTGGATCTGCGTGTTGCCATGGTCTATAAGTTAGAATGTGTGGTAATGTTTCTTTATCAAGAATTTGACACCCACTATATATTGGATCATTTATCAATTTCTTTTTAAAGTGTAAACACAACATACCATATGATAACCCGCTGTCATTTGGACAACATGGTACATAAAAATTTGTATTTGAATACATCTTTGATAGTTTGTCATTCAAAAGTACATTTAAAGCACCACCCCCCGTCAAACAAACATTTTTATGAATAGATGGATTAAAATTCAACTTGAACTTTTCAAGAAACACATTTTCAAACGCAAGTTGTGTGTTAAATGACAAATCATATGCGTTTTTTCCACTAAAACTGTTTGTTAAGTTACCGCCACCAATAATATTAAAAAAATTGGTATAATCAGGAAAACTCTTTGTTACCAAAAACTTGTAACATTTATCATACAGTTCTTTATTGTAAGAACCATATGCACTTAATCCCATCAATTTACCAGCACCAGTCAAAACATTCAATGTTCTATCAGATGATTTACTGATTTCTTTTATAAAAAAAGACATCATGCTATAATTTGTGGTGAAATCTAAGAAATCATGATGATTGATTCTTTTTAAGCCATCATTTTTATTAGCTTCATATAAGCTAAACATTCCATCATTACCACCACCATCATAACTTACAACAAATGCAGAATCATATTGACTGTCATAAAATGCAGAGGCTGCATGACAATCATGATGATTATATCTGTGTACATTAACAATACCAAATTCTTTTTGTACTCTTGAATGATAGTCTATACAAATATCATTGGAACCTGGATTTGGAATAACAAACAAGCCAGTTTTAAATTCAGCATCAAATCCAAAATCTTCTACAATTTTCTTTACATATTTAAAGAAATAATCCTTCTCTGATTCTGACAATAAACTGTATCTAAAATATCTTTGTCCCCATACTCTTTCCAATTCTAATGATAATAGTTTATTATCAGATGGTCTATAAAAAGAAATATTGCTATCATGACCGTCAATATAAAATGAAATATACTGATCTGTATTGTTACTCATAAAATTCAAATTTAAATTCATCATCAAATTGATATTGTACCCATGACGCAAATCCGTAATTTATAGCCACATACATTGTGCCTACCAAAATGTCATTCTTCAAATAATAATTGACCTTCAAACAGTCAACACGTTCTTTTGCGGAAAAATATATGCGTGCAGGCCCTTCATGGTCACTAAATTGTACAGATATAATCTTTGAACTATCATCATGACACTTAGCAATCTCATTGTCAACCTTCTTGTGATATGTCCACGTTAACTTTTTAAACTTATTATTATTGATAACTTCACTCATTACACAAGAGTTATTGACAATATCACTTGAAACATTCATATTATATATAATATATAAAATACTATACTTAACCTTTTATTTTAATCCGTCATATGTGTTAATAACAGTACGTTTTGTAAGTAGATCCTGATCAAGAATATCAATAGCTTTCTTTTTAGACTTATAAAAAGCATGCGTCAACGTCTTAAGATCCACATCTTCAACATCATATCCCATTTTAACATATTTAACTAATCTCTTTAACGTTACACTAGGATAATAGATACTGCCTTCATTAAACTTTAACTTGTTGTTATTGATTTCATTTAAAACGTTTTCTCCATAAACAACATTAGTACCATCATAAGCAATACGACACACATTAATATCAAATGACTTAAATAGTTCTTCAATATTATCAAAATACTTGAATGTTACACACTGAATCTTCCAATCAACATCCATATACTTAATTGTAAGTGTACAATGCCATTCACTGTATATGGTAGATTCAATTGTATAATTGGAAAAAAGACTGCTTAAACTCATTGCTGAGACAAATATTTCAAATTGTTCTTTGTTTTTAAAGAACACATCTACATCAGCATTTGTTAATGGTAACTTACGATAGGTTCTATGCAAACAACCACCTGCAATCCATGGACCATTTTCAGTACATTTAGGCAATAACTCAATCAAATATTCCAACGGAGAAATATTTGTCAAATGACTTAAGAATTTAGTTAAAGGGATTTTTTCTAGTTTCATTGGAATATTATACTCAAATTTAACATCAAGATTGATACTCATAAATTTTCTTTAATACGTTGGGATAACAATTGTCCGCATAATCCTTTGTATTCTTTCCACTACTGTAACTCAAACAAACTGATCCGTCAAGAATTGGTTCAAACTTACGTTTGGTCTTGTAAAACATATTTACACTGTTATTGGTGCAAGTCTGATAAAAATCACAACCTACACTCATACACATACCAATACTATTAGTCTTAATACTATACTTTTTCATAAAAAATAAGGGAGGTACTGTTACATACCTCCCTTTTGATATCAATCCTTGCTTCCTAGAAGATACGTATTGCTAATAGCCTTGAAACTAAACTCCCTCTCAAGACCACGTACAACCACACCTTCCCTATCAACTTCCATGTTCAATACACTCTTACCTTCAGCATACTTCAACATATAGTCAACAATATTACTTTCATTTGGAATCACAAATCCATACTTCTCAAGCAATGGTACCATTTGCAATTGCAAACCAAACAATACCCACTCAAGTTCATCAAAGAACATACGGCGACCCTTATCAATGTCATAACCAGTAAAGAAATACAACTTGTGGTCACTCAATCCATACAAATTACCATTGATACCAGCACCAATTAGTTCTCCCTGTAAAGCAATATTCTTGCCGTGTTTAGTCATCTTTTCCTTCAATTGAAGAACATTAGCCATACGCCATAGACTATTGTCACTAGTCTCACTCAATTCCCAATTACGACCACAAACACCAAATACACCATTGTTGAAGTAACAAGTGAAACTAGTACCATCCAACTTTTCAGTCACATAAGCACGTTCACCAACTGGACTAAATCCAACTTCACTCTCAAAGTTCTGAATACGAATTTCATCAGTCTTTGGGATAAAACTAGGAAATGTTCCTTTGATCTTACCAGCCAATTGAGCAGGAATAGGAGGTTCATACTTGACAATATCAAGAGCTTCAGTCAAATCATCACCTTCCTTTGGATTACTAATACCCTCTGGAATTGGAGTCAATAGACCTTGACTAATTTGTCCACGCAACCTAATGGTCTTGAGACGAAATCCCTCAGTAGAACCCATACGTTTGTAACTGCTCTTGCGTAGGAATTCAAATTGAGGACGGATAGGCAAAAAGCTGTCAATTTCATAATAAACAGCCAAATCACCCACCTTGTATTCATTAACCTTTACCACAACCTTCCAACCCTTAACGGTAGCCACTACAATAGCGTCAGCACCCGGAATGGGTTGAATGTCAGCAATCTTAACAACACTAGCCAATTTACGATCAGTATTCATTTGTATCCTTTCTATCAGTAAGAATTAAACTCAACCTGAAGTGAATTGAAATTAATAGTAGACGGATCTATATTCAAATCAATTCCCTCATTTACAACAAACACCTTCAAGTCCTTCTTGGTCTCAAGTGACGGTCCACCACTACAGCTACAACCAGAGCTGTAACACCAAGTGACGTTGCCATCCTTGTCAACACCAATACCCTCATAAGAGTGGTGACCATAACCCCAGTCGTCATTCTCAATCTCCTTGAAAATTACGATGCGGTCATCATCAAACTTGCTCTTAGGAAGAGTGTCCCAATTCTTTACAATGTAATCTACGATATTCATTACTCCTTAAATCTACCACGCAGTTTAAACAAAGTCAACAAAAAACCCGCCAGATTTCTCTGACGGGTTTCTCCACTTTTCCTACCACTTATCGGTTGGTGTTTCCAATGTTAACGAACGGAACAACACCACCTCCATTATATACCGGCAGCTTGCCGTCCCAGCGCTGCAACGCTTCATACTGAACCAGTGCCGGAGTTAGAGACTGAGCCAACACTAGGTTAGCCTTGGATTGAGCCTCCGCCTTAAGAGCAATACTCCGAGCCTCACCCTCTGCCTTGGCAATGTTACTTTCCTTCTCACCACGAGCCTTTTCAATCACTTGATCCGCCTCAGCCTTACTCTGACGAACCTTGGTTTCAGCCTCAATAGCCTTCTGACTAGCTTCTAGCACAGCATTGATACGAGTCTGAACACTCTGATCAACACGAAGACCACCGTGGAAGCTGATCAACTCAAACTTAAATCCCTTGGGTCCAAGTTGTACATTAAGATTGCTCTTAACATTGTCAAGAAGGTACTGCTTCCTCTCACCAAAGATGTCACTAGCCTTCATAGTACTAGCAACACGATTGAATGCGTTATTCACCTCGTTCCTCATAAATCCGTGGGTAATAATTTCCGGTGACTGACGAAACTCCACGAAGATCTGAGGAACCTTCTCTGCCACAAAAGTATAAGCAAGAGCGATATCAGCATTAACTACCGCACCTTCAATACTGTTGAAGGTCACACTGTCATCGCCAGGACTTTCCTTACTCCCACTTTCACGGTCCCACACAGCATTCTGCATGAAGGTAGGGAACTTATAGATGTCCTCAGTGAGGGGATTGTAGAACACACCACCAGTAACCAACGGGAAATCATTGACTCCCTTTTGGCTACCCCACTGATTTACCTTGATACCAACATAACCAGGCTCAACCCTATCACAACCAGTGAAAGTTGAGATGGCGACGATACCGGCGATTACACTAACGAGCTTCTTATTCATTTTCTTTGTTTTTATTTTCTTCTAGTTTCTTGACCAACTTGGTCACATCACTTTTTAAGATTACCATCGTACCAACGAAAAGTCCAGCGAAAAGTGCGGACCCGATAAGATTTGCAACATCGCTCTTTTGATTAATCATTGATGCAGACAAATTGAAAATGTATGCACCCAATGTCGTCAATACAAAATACTTTGCGCAATACTTTACAATATTTTTATTACTAAACATATATTAATTTTCCTTGATATAAAGTTCTGGGACCTCAGAGGTCAATGGAATAACCACATCTTCCAAAGGTTCATCTGATTCAGCTGAACCATAATTGTCGTATCTTGTGTTTGGAATAGGCAGATACTCAGTAGTCCAATGTTCACGACATTCTTTGGCAGTCTTCTTCAGTGGAGGAAGTTCATTGCCATCCATGTCATACACAATGATATACTGAAAACTATTATCATATGTACAATCGTTGTATTCACTATGAATACTCATTACCATTGTAGTTGCCTCAGGAGGATAATACTTCCTGGCAAATTCAATGTGTTCTTTATACTTCTGAGTGTTAGGAACATAACCAAGTTTGGCTAGATCCTGTAATGTTGCTCTGCGATATGTACTCATATATTAATAGTTTAGAACGTCCTCACGGGTAATAGATAGATGTTCATATTCATCACCATATAGGTCTTCATGGATACACTGAACATCACCAAAAAGTTCAATTAGTGATTCAAGCACTGGATTTGGTTTATATTCCTTCGTTGCATTATCCCACTCACGTTCAACTTCTTCACCTTCTACTACAATCTTGAGATCTTCATATCCAATATAGAATGAGGTTGCGCCACCATCATTAAATTCGTGGTTATTAATATACATCTCAACGCTGTCCAGTGTAGGATTATCCACAAAGATCTTCTTTAGTTTAGCCTTAAACTCCTTCTGGAGTTCTGACTTAACTGTGTTGAGTTGATTCTTTAGCTCTTCAATTTTCTTAAGTGACTCTTTCATATGTTTTGTTTTGTTTTGTTAGTCTCCGATTACATTTTTAATACTACCACCGAAAGTTTTAGAAGTCAAACCATTTTTAGCACGGATTTTACGACCTTCATCAATCTTCACAAAGCTGGGAGGATGTGAAATACCATTCTGCATCCAACTCTTGAACTCCATTTCAGCCAGATAATCTTGTGCTGAAGGAATAAACTTATTAGCAAAGTCTTCCAAACAATGTTGTTCACCAATATCACGAACACTTACACTGCGTCCATCACTATTAATAATTGTAGGAAAACGATGATCACTGGTTTCTGGTCCACTATTAGCAAACTTTACCCGTTCCAGAATATTACTAAGAAACCAACTATTGTGTGTTAGAGTACGGTGACGGTTATCCGCAATTGCACCCTTACTACAATCCATAAAAGCATGGATAGGTTCATAATCTTCTGGTTTACCGCCAAACTTACGGACTGAACTTTGAGCGTGAATATATGGTTTTGACATAACAAATTCAATCTACCACGGGTTTTATAGAAAGTCAACAAAAAATCCCCTCTTTTTACGGAGGGGATTTGTATACTTAATGATGTTTATCATGTTTGACATGATTTTTATTCATCATGATTTTCTGAATCTCTGGGAAAGACAATGGTTTGCCATGACCATCCCAACCAACATCCAGAATTTTATTGTCTGGATATTCTATTTGAGTGGTTGGATTGGTGTAGTGACTATGACCACTCAACTGCCAAGCACCCTTTTGCATTTGATTGAAGATCTGGTGTGGGTAATGATGAATAACAATCATATGACCGTTTACAATCAATTCCTTATAATAACCCAGATAAGTTAGTTTACCAATTGCATATGGATACACTTCAATGTCATCATTAGGACTGTTACCAGTGAATCTAACCATATTCAAATGGCCAGCAACAGCATCTTCATAATGCTTACGAATACAGCTGTTATGATTGCCCCAAATATAAGCAATATTTTGACAGTTGATTCTATCTAGAATTTGCACAAACTCCGGAGGAGTAATATTTAGACAAAAATCACCCAAATGAATTAGTGTATCTTGTGGACGCACCACTTCATTGATCTTTGCAATCAAAGCATCATCGTGTTCATAACGATCTTTATAACCTCTAGCTTCAAATATGAAGCTTTGATTATGCCGGAAATGAGTATCACTGGTAAAGAATACCTTGTGATCATCATTATGAATTAGTTTTAGCGGTCTTTCAAACATAAATTACCTCATCAATTCCTTCACTATGTGAAGGTTCTTCAAACTTAGCAAGCATTTTGTCAATAACCCAATCAGGTACAACTCTACCACCTTCTTGACCTCTCTTTTTATTTCTATCAATTAGACCTTGACGATCCATCTTGAAGACAAAAGCAACTACTTTTGCGCCATATTTCTTTGCGGCGGTAATGTAATCAGCTCTTTCCTTACGGTTTACACTGGTTGCATCAACCAATACATTTTTACCATCTTTTAGAAATTCGTCAACCTTTCTTTTGATGTGACCAAAAACAAGTGGGGTAACGGTTTGATCATCTTCACCTTTACCAAATACAGCACGTAGTTCATCACTACTTAGGTATTCAATGTCTTTGTCTTTAATAAAGTTCTTTGCGTAAGTGGATTTACCGCTTCCAGGCAATCCAACGGCGATATAAATTGTACTCATGTTGTTACTGTAACATAAGTTGTTATAAAGTCAATAGAAAATTGTTAAGGAAAAGTAAAAGATGTTTGTTAGGGGTATGTGATGTGTTATGTATTGAATGTAATCTATGGTGGTTACTAAATGAAAGGAAAATATATGTATAAGTATCTATTAGTGTTAACCGCAGCATTTACCCTAAATGCCCAAGAAGGTCCAAAAGGTCCACCTCCAGGTGAAGGCCGTCCACCCCGTCCAAAGTTGACTGAGGAACAAAAGAAGCAACGTAGTGAATTGATTGCTAAATATGACGCAAACAAAGACGGTAAGTTGGACAAGGAAGAACGTGCCAAGGTCAGTGATGATGACCGTAAACTATTGAGAAGTTTTGGTCCACCACCAGGCGGCCCAAGAGGTCCAAAACATGACGGACCACCAAAAGATGGTGATAGACCAACTAAACCAAAGAAGAACTAAACAAATAACCCCACTTTTAACGGTGGGGTTTTTCATTATTTATGATGTTGGTAAACTATTTTTAAAGGCATCATATTGATTATGATTTCCTACAAATATCCATACAATTTTGAATCCATTTGGTATGTCAGTTTTAATTCCAACTGATCTGTAATTTGCGTTTATAGCAATACTCCAATAATTACCTTTTCTATGTTTTAAAGGTTTGAAATGTAATGATGGTTCTTTTGAATCTTTTAAAAATAACTTATATCTTTCTATAGCAGTTCTTTTTATTGGTTCTGGTAAATTGTTATACAATTCCCACCAATCACCTGTAGGAACACTTACTATAGTAAAAGCTGGTGGTGTTGTAGGCGTAACAGATTGTGGATTTTTAGCTTCTGATATACCCAATAACTTTTCAAATGCTCCAGAATTATCTTCTGTAGTATCAAATACACTCCAGTCTACTTTTTCTTCCCAGTTGTAATCATTTAATGATTCAAGAAGCAGTTTCTTATGTTTTTCAAATGTTGTTGTGAATATATCGTTCATATTATTTTTTAATCTTGAAAGTAAAGTCTATTACTAAATCTTGATTTATTGACCACATTGTTAATTGTTCATGTATATCTTGTAGATTTTCTCTTACTGTTTTTGACATTAAATCATCAATTATATCAATAATGGTGAATGTGGTTTCAATTTGTTTGTCTTTATTTGGTAATATAGACATTTTTAATTTTTCTTCAAACTGTACATCATTACCAAAATTAGCCGTTAAAACTCTATGTAATTCTAATACATATTTTTTTAAATGATCTACATCACTGCCAGTTACAGTTGAAACTATGGTTAAATCTTGTGTTGGTCTAAAACCAGGTGCAAAATCTATTTCACATAAACATTCTTTTATCAATTGTTTTAATTCTGTTTTGGTCATATTATTTGTTTTTGATTTCTTTTAATATTAATTCAACTGTAATAGATTCAATTTGAGTTGTTAAATCCACAATTAACTTACCACCAACCATTCTTGGATTTTTTACAATAGCATTATCTAAACGATTAAGAAAATTATCAACTTTTGAAGGATTTTTATTTGTATCTGAATTAAAATCTATTTCACACAAACATTCTTTGATTAATTGCTTTAATTCTGATTGAGTCATATCAATATAAATATTGACTTAAAATAAAAAACCCCACTAAATTAATAGTGGGGTCATTGTTAGTTTTTTAAATAATTACTTTTTACAAATAAACGATGTATATACATTTTCTGCACGTTGCAACGCATCATGTAATGGAATATCACCGCCATATTCAAGTGATTTACCGCTTTTTTCAGCATTGTATTGAGCTACCTCTCTTTTGTGATGCCATTCATCTCGGGTGAGATTGATCATTTCTTTTAGAATTTCCCAACGCAATTCGTAGGGAGTTTTATTATTATCTGCCATATTTTTCCTTTGTGTGTGTGTTATGATAGCCGTGTTTGACTATCACTTATACATAACAAAGAAAAACCCTACCAATTTATTTTAATTAGTAGGATTATTGTTTTACTTTTTCAATACTTGCCAGAACAACTTTTTTTGTTGATCAGCAGTCAGACTCTTACCATCAAGCAATGAGAATATCATTGATGATCTATTAGATTCTGAATATGATGATATTACCTTTTGAGCTTGTTCTTTACGGGTTGATAATGATTTTAATTGATTATCAATGAATGATTTAAATCCGTCAACAATTTTGTTAACTTCTTTAGAAGCATCACATACTTGAGACGCATATCCTCTTACCATTTCAAAACACTCATAATCAAAAGTTTCAGTCAACTTAGATGCAAACTCTTGATATGATGGTTTATCATAATTAAAATACAAATCTAAAGTATTTTCCAAAGTAGCCTCAGACTTAAATCTGTGTTTAATCAGATAATCCATAGCCTTTACCTTGTGAAGCATTTGGTCATTCTTTGAATAAACAACCACACCTTCCTTACCTCTCCATTGGTCAACATCCTTTAACAGATCTTCAACACCAGAAAAAGTATAAGTAGGAGGACGCTTGAATCCATACTTCTTGCTCCACATGTCAAGTTCTGATTGAGTAAACAATGAATAATCACTGTGGTTAACAATACCAACAATATACCAATCAGGCTCTTCACCATAATTGAGAACAATTTTGTTGATAGGGCTAACCCACTCAAACAACAAAGACACATTCCAAGTTTCAGGTGTAGCCATACCCAATCTTTGAAGACTATTTTTGAAACGCTCCTTGAAAATTTCAAGTTCGTGACCATTAGCCATAGTAGAAGCATCAACAGTTCCACGGGTACGCAGAATATATTGACCATTATACTTGCTAACAATCAACAATGAACCATCAAGCTTTTCAACAACAGTTGCATTCTTTAGTGAAGTAGGAACAGGAGATAAATCTGGTTGTTCTGACCAGTTAAAGAATTTTGGAAATGATGCACTGATCAATTCTCCATTATAATTCCATACAGATGAACGAAAGTGTAAATTGTCATTTTTCCACTTTGCGCCTATATGTTTTGGCTGTACCAAATATACAACTTCTCCAGAAATAATATGTTCATGCACCATAAACGATTCACGATCAATTGTTTGTAGATTTACATTCATAAATTATATAATACATTATAACTGCGTCCGTGTCAATAAATTTCTTGCTAAAGTTCCATCAGGCATTCTATCTTGTTTAGAACAATTATCAGTCGCCAATAACGGTTGGAGGTTTGTGTAATGAAAACATTTTCTTATCTGTTCATCATCATTAAAATCAAATGCTCTACATGGGATTATATGATCCAAATGCCATTTTGTTCCAATATTATCCCAATTCATTTCATTAGAAAATTTTGATTCTAAATAACCAATCAAAAAATCCCAAGTACAGCCAATATAATTAATAGAATTTGATTCTTTTGTTTCTCCTTTTAAACGTTTTCGTATTCCGCCTCCTATTATTCCACGAAGTTTTCTTCTTATGTCTGAATGATAACGATTCAAATTATATTCATTAAGACGAATCCTATTTTTCTTCCTATATTCTTTTTGGTATTGTTTATATTTTTTTGGATTAGATTCTTTTTGTTGTTTTGATCTAGTCAAATATGGAGTTGGATTTTTCTTATATCTTTCTTTGGCATTGTCATTTAACTTTTCTTTATTTTCATCCCAATATTTTTTGTGATACCCTTTATACTTTTCTTTTTTTCTATACTCTGATTCTTTTTCAAGAAAAATAGTTATATTTAATTTTCTATGATTATTTCTCTCTGTTCGTCTACACGGTCTACAAACAGAATCAAACCCCAACTTTGTTCTTTTTTCTACTTTAAAATTATCAGATGATAAAATCTTTATCTCATTACAATATCTACATTTTAATTCGTTATTTGTCATATAGTATATATATCACCCATATTGACAAATTTACTAAAAAAATTTATTAATTAAAGAGAAAATTGGGTGAGGTCAACCTTTTCTATGTCAATCTTCATATGTTCAATTTACCGCAGATTTTAAAGAAAGTCAAGGATCATCTTCAACATTTACGCCACATTCTTTGCAACTATCAAATAGTAGAAACAAAGGCAGTTTATCTTCCATTTGTTCTTTGCTACCAAAGTGTTCTGTAAGAACTTCATCTGCTTTGTTATGATCTTCCCAACCATTCCATTTTCCATCACCGGGAGTGCCACCCAATTCTAAATAATTACACCACGGAAATTCCACACCATTGACATTTTTTACATCATAGTATGGACAGTAATTTACTTTTCCACGATAATTGTTACTTTCACTAGGAACTTCTTTCCAAGTGTAACAATAATCTCCCTTGGGAATTATGGATGTATCCTTAATGCTCATTTTACCCAATTTGTAATGCATCAACCGCAGTGGTCTTTAACTGTTCAGCGTTGTTGCCATAAAGAGACTCAGCATCCTCATGTTTGCCATAATACCATTCTTCATGATAATTAAGCACAATCTTGAGATTTTCAAAAGTGTCCACATCATTGTATCCACCTTCATAACCACGAACAACTACCCGTAAATCCTGTGGGTAATTCTTCAATTGTTCAATTAACTGTCCTACATTCATATTAATCAACAAAAGTTACATTTTCAAATCCAACGATACGACCACCCTTTGCATTAATATTATCACTAATGGTCACTTGATAAGTGTCTGGTCTAATTCCAGTAATGTAGTGATTCTCATACTTACGAATACCCTGTTTAGCATTAACTTTCTTACCAACTACATCATCTGAAATAGTCAAAAAGTTTTCCTTAACCCATTGCTTCAACATTTCATCTTCTAAAGACTTCTTGACATAGATCATATCATCCAAAATCGCACATAGATCAGCATCAGGTTCAAGATAAACCTTAGATTTTAGATATTCTGCCAAATTATAACCATCCATGTCATATTCAAAGAGACAATTAAAAATGTCATCTTCATATGTCGCACGAGGTTCATCAGCAGTGATAGACTCATTCCATTTCTGGTAGCTATCAACCATCCTAACAAATGCCTTGTTAGAACGGTTAACAGTCTTCTCACTGAGTACAGGACGCTTTACTGCATCTTTTAGGTTCATATATGTTTGTTCACTCATAAATCTAGATTACCACAGATTTATATCAAGTCAAGATACTTTTTGGAAGTTTGTAGTCAGGAATTTGACCGGGAAACCAAAAGAAATCCTCATCAAAGCTATAGAAAAAGGTCTGATTAGTTGCAGGATTGTATGCTTCCATCACTGTTCTATCATTTAACTGACGTTGTTTACCCCTAAATTCCATGTGTGGATATTTAGACTTAATTTCTTCAGAAATGTGAATGTTCATAATCTGGGTTTGTTCTTGGTTTTCCACTTATCGTAATAACCTGGAAAATTACGTTCAATATTTGATTCAATTATCTTAGACGCTTTAGAATCTAAAATTTCAGCTCCACAAGTATCACACCGTTGAATTGTTACATCTTTAGTTACACAACTTCTTTCCCCACTTAATTGTGAGAAATAATTGACAGTAACATCTTTGTATGTACCTGTCTCACATTCAAAACATTGTGATGGTCTAATATTCATTTTTCAGCAATCCAATCATGAAATCGTTGTGGTAAAAACATATAACCAACAATCAATCCAATAGAAATAATTGTGGGTGATACATCCACTTTAAACAACTTATAAAGCAATATACTGGATAACAATGATACTGTCAAATTAATAAAAAATACCAAAAAGATTTTCATACATTAAACATAAACTTGAGAAATATCAACAATTGCTTTCAATTCATCTACAAAATCATCATAATTGTCATGAAATGATACAAAGTAATCATCAGGAGTCCAAAAACCCTCACTAAGTTCCTTAGCATTCTTCATTGCTAGTTTAATCTGTAACTCTACATCAAACTTACGAGAATACTCTGGTTCACAATATACTATAATATCTTGTTTGAAAGTAACATAAATGTTGCGTTCCAATGCTGCACCCAATTCAAACAATGTAATTGGACACAGTGTTTCTTGCGCAAAGTAAAACACTAGAATGTTTGAATCATGTAGATATTTATGTTCCCACTTGATTTGTTCTTCACTGACTTTTGGATTATTGATGTCAAAGTTGTTACGACGGGGATTATAAATAGTTACATTATAATCCTTCAACTTTTCAACCAACTTGGCTTGCCAATCTTTGCAATTACTAATGCCTCCGCCCAGAAATAGTGTGGGTACACCTGACTTGCCTTTATGTTTATTAGGAGCTTCAATATATTTCATAAATTATTTTTTGTTAACGTCAGTCAACGCTTCATAAATCTCACGCCAATCTTTGGTACCATCAAATCCAGCCTTATCATCAAGTACAAAATTGAAGTAAAACTTGCTTTGAAAGTCACACAACGTTGTATTAGGACATTCAGGATTACAGTTAATTCCGTTAAAATTCAAATCAAAACGTTGAACCACATCTTGAATTGATGTCATATAACTGCTTGTCCAAAGAATGGTATAATGATCTGGACTATTGTATAGATAATCAAGAGTTTCCTTGGCATATGGATAAATGACCGCCCCATCATTAAATCGGTTATACGTACCAGTAATGATAGTATCATGTAAGTCAATACACCAATACAACTTTTCCCATTTACGTTCAACCTTTTGACTTTGAACGTGTTGAATAATTTGAGTCCAAGTTTTCATACAAACAACTCACTTACACTTTCATTCTTGTTGATACTACGAATAGCCTTAGCAAACAACATACTTACATCCAATTCTGTAACATTAGCTGGTTTAAATCCAATATTACCCCATGTATTTGTTGTATTACTATGAATAAATTCATCAATACTATTATTCTCCGCCAACCGTTTGATACCCATATCAGTCAAACAACCATGCGTAACAGCACAAGTTACCTTTGTAGCACCTTGTTTCTTACACTCATTAGCCGCCTGAACCATAGTACCAAGACTTTCTGTAAGATCATCAATAATAACTACATGTTTATCTTTTACATTACCTACAACATTTTGTAGTTCAACTTTGGTATCACTTACACGCTTCTTACTAATGAATCCAAAATCACTCTTTAGTAGATCCGCATACTTTTCAACACGTTTGACCGCACCAACGTCAGGTGCCATCAACACAACACTATCCCTACGGGCCAATGAATGATACTTGGTACTAATATATTCACTCAATACTGGTTCAAATGTAAGATGATCAAATGGTAGATTGGTAAAACCACCCACTTGTGGACTATGTAGATCCATAGTTACTACCCTATCAATACCAGCAGTAGCAATCAAATCCATTACAAGCCTAGCTGTAATAGGCACGCGTGACTTCTCTTTACGATCTTGACGAGCATAACCAAAGTATGGAATTACTGCAGTAATTCGTTCTGCACTAGCACGCCTAGCCGCATCTGCCATAACAAGCAACTCCATTAGGTTTTCATTGGCTGGATTGGTGATGCCTTGAATTAAAAATACATCACTACCACGAATGTTTTCCTTAAATTGACAATAGGTTTCACCACTTGGAAATTTGTGGTGGTAAATCTTTCCTAGAGGTTCATTTAGATTTTGTGAAATCTTCTGAGCCAATGGTAGATTGCTTGTACCTGCAAATAGTTTAATAGTTTTCATTTGTTCAAATCCTTTTCAACTTGTTCATTCCACGATTTATTAATTTCATCTAATTTGTTTGCTACTTCTCTTAGATGATATGATGACCAAGCACCATTGTTATCTACTGGCCAGAAATAAAAATAACCATCCACATCCATAACTAAACTACCAATTTCTCTTCCAGGCCAATCTATATTGGCTCGTACACTATACTGGCGTTGGTTAATCTGTTGGTAAATTACACTCATAGAAGTTTTAGAGAAAGTCAAGGCGCAATTCCTTCATCATAATCATATTCATACTCGCCAAGCTCATTTTTTTCACCAAGCATACTTTCGACCCACTTTTTGTATTCTTCACTTGGATTACCGGTAGAAATACGATACTCACTTTGACCATCATCCCATTTGGCTTCAAATACTTCAACCGGTGTGTTTTTTAGACAACGTGCAACTTGATCCAATACCCAAGCCTTGTGATAATCACCATCAATGCCACCATACATTTGGATGAAATACAAAGCCCAATCAGCATTGGTATATTTACTATATTCGGGATGAGTGATTACATCTACGGGAGTTTTGCCAATATATTTAGCCATAATTTTATATTCCTGCAATTTTACAAAAAATCAAGAGCGGTTTTAGTTAGGATAACCGCAAACCTTTGATTTGTCAATTACAAAGCAGCGTTCTTGCGAATAGTAGCAAAGTCAATTTCATTCATCAACTTGCCGTTTTCAAACACAGTAACCAATTCATCTGCAATATCAAGATATTCCTCCTTGCGAACAGTGGTATATTCACCATTCAGATTGATCAGTTTAAGCTGTCCACGTTTGCTCTTCTTGCCTGTATCAGTGACAGGATCTTTGTAAATATCCATTCCAACACCATCAATTTCAGCGTAACACACCTTACAAGCATCCATAAAGGTGTCACGATCCACAGATGATTGAAGCAACTTACCACCCATACCAAATACAATGTTTTCAGTGCTGAACCCATTGTCTATCAGATTCTTGCAAATTGCATCAATGCTGTCAAGATTGATACCATCACCATAAATGACACGAACCTTTGGATTAAGTACCTTGAATTTCTTTTCATTGACAGTGCCACCAAAGATTTCCCAAAGCCAAGTCACAACCTTGAGTGACATTTCAACGGGATCACCACTATCAGGACGAAACACAGTAGGTGACTGACGACCAAGAATCACATTCTTGAGCTTATCTCCAAGCAGGTTCTTAACCGCATTTTCAGTGTCATAACTGTCAATAACAATGCTGATTAGCTTGTCATTAGGAACAGTGTTGAGAAAATGCGTATAAGCATTCAATTCACCAATCTTGGTGTAAATGGTAGTGGTGCTGTGTTCAGTAGCAAATACACTATATCCACAAGATACATTACCATAACGTGCCTTGGCCCAACGAATAGCTTCAATCGTGTCAGTGCCATAATAGTTAACCAAATGAGCCGCACCACCAATTTCAGCAGATTCGTGACTGGAAACGCCTCTCGCCCCAAAATCATTCAAAAAGAAAATATTGAGAGGAGCACCACAAATTGCGGCATACTTCTTTTCAATATCCTTGACAGCGGCACTGATGGTAGCCACACCCTTCGGATACCAAATGGCACGAAGCAACATAGTTTCAATCCACTGAACAACCCAAGGAAATTCCTCATCAGTATTTTCAATGGTCACAAGAACATTCTTGTGCTTCACCTTCTTACCTTCACGAACAGCCTTAATCTTAATCGGAAGATGTCCGTTATGTTTCTCAAGCAGACGACGGAACCCCTTTTCATTGAAGTATTCATGAGTTCCAAACACTTCACCAAGCAATTCCTTGGCTTCATCAATCATCCAAGACTCAATGACCTTACCTTCAAGGTAGTCCTTGATAAATCCCTGCAATCCAAAAAATACGGTATAGGGAATCTTGAGCTTGGTTCCACGACTCTCAACGTAAGCATACACCTTACGAAGATTCTTGGGATACTGCATCCAGTGCGTATACTTGTATGCGTCACCCATCAAAACGGTATTAACTTGTAGTCTCATAATTTTTCTTTCTGTAATGATTTTTATCTGTACCTTAATCTTTACTTTTAATACTTTACCCTAGACTTCACTCGAAGTCAAGGCATTTTTCCATCAAAATTCGGCTTGAAGAACCTGTCCTGCAGGTCTCGATTTCCACTGAACTTTTCATTGAACATATCAATCAAAACGTGATGACCTTCAACAATATCAGCCTTGTTCAAATTATTGATAGATACCCACTTCACTTCAGCAACATCATCTGCACCCTCTGGTTTGCCAAACACATACTTGGCAACAAACAATGCGGTCTTGATCTTATCAATTTCTCCACGGTAACGCCAGTCATTGATAAGTGTAGAACCAAGATAAGTGATATTACCAACTTCTACACCAGCTTCTTCCTGCACTTCACGTTTGGCATCTTCTTCAAGTGAAGTAGAAGTAGGATCACTAAATCCACCAATAAACCGCCACTTCTTTTCATCTGGTTTACGTGCAAGAAGCAGTTCATTCTTATCATTTACAACTGCAATATCAACAGTCTGAAATGCAGTAGGAAAACGGTAGGCAGTGGCAGCAATCATACCAGCCCTATAATCTGCTGTAGGAGGATAATTGTTACACACACGGCGGCGAACCTCAGTACCACTAATAAAAGTAGTAGCTTCAAGTTCACACGTATTGAATTTGCCACAGTAACACTTGAGGAAACTATCACGGGAACCATATAGTGTAACAGTCTGCATAGGAAGCAACTGTTCACCAATCAATTTATCCAGATTCTTAGACCAAGCAGTATCAGAAGGATTATCATTGATGTAATGAATCTCTACGGTTGGAAACTTCTCTGCAATCATTGACCGCCTTGCACGGTAGTCAAGAGGATTATTGAGAGTATTGCGGATGATACTATTTCCAAGAAACACCAATACACGGTCATGTTTCTGTGTGACGGAAGTAATCAGGTCAATATGAGCATCATGCAATTCATTAACCTGGAAACGTCCAACGATAACGGCTACATCAGTAGGCTTTGTAACTTTTTCTTTCATAGTTTTATCTATACCTTTCTATGTTTTTTTAATTTTTGCGTAGGTTGGACTTATTGAATCTTATCCTCCCTACATTCATAACTATACCCTAGATACAGGAAACGTCAAGCTTTTTTGACCAACCAAATTTAGCATTTTTTTCTTGGATGAACGCAGCCGCATGTTTGGCTGCATTCTTTCTGTCCTTACGGATTATGTTTTTCTGATTCTTTGACAATCTATTCCAAGTATCTTTACCAACGTGGTTTTCTGTACCATCAGCAATATAATATATATGTGACATATAATTAAAATGAAGTGGTTAGTCTAGAAGCATAACCCATGTTGCTACCCTTGTTTTTACGGTATGATACCTTGGAATAATTGTCAAAACCAGCCTTGGAAGTGATTACAATTGACCCAGCAGTCTTGTGACCATAGTGAAGATAACCAAAGGGTTTTTGTTTGGCTGCTGCCTTTTCACCACATTTCAAACAGATTTTGTAGCCAAGAGCATACCGTTCTGGATGAATTTCATTGCCACAACCACACTTGTTTTGAATAGTCATGTTTAAATGATATCTTGAATTTAGAAAAAATCAAGTGCTTTTTTTAAGTAATGGACAGTCTGTAGCCCAAGCATCACAAGTTAAACACTCTCCGTTGTGATCAAAAGCATTAGGTTTTTGACAAGGCAGTTGATGTCTATTACCAATAACTTCTGGATGATATTGTTGAACTATGTGATTTAGTTCTGTATATTCTTTTGTAGTACCTCGTTCATCATGTGTGATACAACCATATGAAGATCCATAATAGATAACTTCTGTTGGTTCAGTGTAAATATACCTAGCAACAAAGTATAGAATATCTCCCTCAAAGATTCTGTTACCTTTACTATCGTGTAAACCAGTGTATTGT